AGATTTTTGTTTATATATGTCCGGGGGAGCTGGATATGCTATATCAAATGCGTTGTATACCAAAATTACAAACTATGTAAAACAAAATGGGATTAATAATTGTTTTAAACATTGGTGCGACGACTTGTGTATTGGTTTGTGGATACAGGAAATGTCAAAGGATACAAAGATAAATCAAATCAACAGTGATCTATTCAATGTAGGTTTGCATGCGAACGACGCGGAATTACAAACTGCGATAACATTTCACAAGGTTACAACGGAAGATCAATTCTTTTTTTATAACTCAATAGAAGATGCGCCAGCGATTATAACAGAAGAGAGAAACAAAGACACTACTGTATTTACACTAATCACTGACACCGGTTACTTTGTCCGAGCCAAACGAACCATTATTGATTTGAGAACAATGGGCAACTGGTCTGGTGAGATTGTGTTAATAACTATCGGGTTCAATGCGAATAAAAATTTTATGGAGTTTTATAATGTAACAGAAGTGTCGTTCCCTTCGATAAATAAGAGCAATTTAATTGAAAAAATTGGCGTCAACGGGTTTATAGATACGACGGATAAGAGAGAAATTTGTAAATTGAACCAATGGGAAAAATTACACGTATTCGATGAATATTTTATGAGATGGTCTCGGGTTGTATATTTAGATACCGGGCTTCGCGTTCTAGATGATGTTAAATATCTACTTGAACTCGAATATAAGGATAGAATATTAGCTCCTAGGGATGGGAAATTATATGACGACGCTCCACCCTTTAAGTGTCAAATGAGTTACGATAATCCAGACCTAGTAGCCGATTTAAAGCGCGAATTTGGCGAGCATATTTTGACTTCAGATTATATGCTTAATTGTATGTGGATATACGATACAAATATACTGCGACTATGCGATAAAGCGCAGCTAATAGAAGCGATGAATAAATATCCATTGTGTAAAACAAATGAAATGGGAATAATGAATATAATGTTACATTTTAAATATAACTTGTGGGATCGTTTACCTATTAAGGCATCAAATGGTAAGGTTCTATTCGATTGGTGTGAATTAAATAACCCAGGAACAAAATGGAGTGATTATTGTTATATTAAATATCCTGTGACAATTAGTTTTGAAGATTGTTAGCTTATATAATTTACATTCGGTATAAATTATGTAATTTTTAATTTTGTTTTCGCTTTTATTTTATTTTTCAAAATCCGCCTTATTTGGAAAATATTTTTTGAAAAATCTTAACATCTGAGACGCAATAACTTTTCTTTTTGCCGGATCTGGTTCTACGTCGTTTATACAAAAAAACTTGGGACGTCTACTAGCAATGTCATCTAGTTTTTCTGAAAAGTCGTCAATTGCGGACGACACGTAAACCGAAGATGTATTTTCATTGTCGACAATCTTTGCCTTTTTATGCAAATACATGAATTCTGCTATCGGGTAGTGTATTTGCTGACAAGGCGAAAGCAAGTTATTCTTTTCGCAAATATCATATCCTTTGTCCTTTCTTTTTTTTGTCATACGTATCCAATCTACATAATCAGAATAGGTCTTGTTAAAATCCAATACTAAATTTTTAATTAGTGAAATAGGAATATGTTTGTATAACTTGTCAGCACTTTTGGGCAACTCAAATTTCAACTTCTGTTTGCCATCCTCTTTGACTATATTTCTGGTTTGAAGAGTATAATCATCTATTAATGCTTTGCCATCACTTGTAAAGAAATCTGTGTATTTTACTTTTCGACCTAAAAATATGTCGTCATTAAAATATATATAATGATTCGAGAGATCCTTAATATTTGCGATGGTAGTTTCTATTGCGTTTGAATTCGTATTTGGCAAATATTTTTCAGACGGAAATGTTTCAGAATGTTCAACTATTATTATTTTGCTGTTATCTTTAATCCAGCTAGGCTGTTTGGCATTATTCATTAAAATAAATATTTTATTCACCCACGGAGCAAAAAAATGAACAGATCGCAAGCTATATTGTAGTTCGTGATTATATCCCAATCTTCTATCATTTGACGCGTTTTCGCCCTTCCATGTATAAACCACGTCAATTGGAAACGGAGTCGCGCGTGGCGATATATTTCGTTTAATAGTTTTGTTGTGAGTCTTTTTATTGCTTTTACTTTTATTTATAATGCCTACCATATATGATATATTATACGATAATATATTATACATTATATTTGAATATATTGAACCTTTCTACCATTTGCTCGCTTTTTTCACGCTAAGAATCAGTTGAAATGTAAAAGGGTCTAAAATATATTAAATAATAAAAAACTATTCTGTAGCATAGTAATAATCATTTATTATAGTTTTATTTTTTACACATCTGCTCATTTTAGCAGATGATATTTTTTCTAATTCGGCAGCCTTTGCTATTGTATCCCATGTTGCAAGTAAAATATTTGATTGTACTTCTCTCTTATATACTTTTTTACCAGTTGATGAAATAAGCTTTGGTTTATAATCATTTTGTTTTATAGACAAACCATAATATCCTTCATTATTTCCTTCACACGTCCATACTGTAGCTTTAAGAGCATAAGGCGATTTATTTAAATATTCTTTAATTTCTTTCATATCATTATCAGACAATTCTTTGTTGACAGAAACTTTCCATTTTTGATATTCTCTCAATAAAACTGAATTTAAAACCTTTTTACAATCAGAAAATTGACATACTTGAAATATAAATGTTTCTACCAATGAATTTTCCTTAGACTTTTTATATTCAACCTCTTTTAATTTGATGCCTAAATATCCGTGATTGCTTTCAATACGTTTGGGTTTAAATCTTGTATCCAAATAATTCTTTAATGCGTGAAATACTTCTTTAGTAGGTTTAACATGGCTCCATAAACGGTACCGCCCTTCCAGATTGACAGATAATTCTTCAACATCGGTTCTAACAATACATATTTCATTCACAAAATCATTAAACTTTTTATTCATATCATCTTCCGGCAATAATACATTTTGGTAAACAGATTGCGTTTCAATTTTAACAGTCTCGATAACCTTTTGTTGGTTTTCTATTTTTTCGCTCAATCTATTTATTTCAATATTTTTCTCTGTAATCATTATTTCTTGGGACTTATTTTTTTCTTCTAATTCTCTGTTTTCATTTTCCAATTCTTCATTTTGTTTCATTAATCTATTAAAATTATCTATACTGTATGTTTTAGAATGAATAATGTCCTTAATATGCTTCGATAACTTTTCTATCGTAAAATTTGTAGCATCATAAGCAATAATCTCGGTTTTATTTTTTCCATTTATTTCAAGTGAACGAATTTGTCTTTTAATTTTAGGATACGTTTTTATTAGATTTTCAATTTCTACCTTATTTTGAACTCTAAATGCCTCTGCTAAAATAAAATTATTATATATTTTACGATGATCTAATATTCTGGTTGCCAAGTCATTTGTGTGACCAAACTTTATTAGTTTCTCATTATCTTCATTTGTGTTGTCAATTGTTCCAAAATATATACATTCAGTATTTAATGGGAACTGAATAATTGTAGCTTGTTCTACTGCTTTTTGTTTTTCTTTTTTGGAACTTTGTAATAATTGATGTTTTTCTTGTTCAGAACTTTGTTTTATTTCCAAAATAGTATTTTCTTTTTGCTCCAGTTGAAGTCTTAATTCATCGGTTTCTTCTTCCACGATTTGATGTAAAACATCTTCCATTTTCATATAATATTCGTGAATTTCGGATGCTTTTTTGGTTTGAGCCTTCAAACATAATGACTTGAAACATTTAATCGTTAATAATATTGTTTGTTTGTTTTGTCCGCCATTTTGTTTGACAGAAGGTTCTTGTTCAAAAACCGCTTTCCCGTCAGAGAAAGCGGTTTTGTAATCTATATCTAACTTAAAATATTTCTCTATGCATTCTTTTGCTCTAATTTTTTGACTAAACCCTAGCCATTTCCATATATCATCTAAATCAACTACAAAATCAATATTTATATTATAATTTAAGTAGCAATAAAAACTACTTACAAATAATTGTTGTTCAAAATCAGTAAAATTATCCTTAATTTTATTTAATAATTTGTTATTGTAAGCCCTTGACAACTTAGAGATTGGATTTTTCTCTATGAGTTCTACAATATTTAGTTCTTGCATCTTATTATACTATTTATTATAAGATACTCTTTAAGTCATTAAAATCTGCTTTCAAAATTAAAAAGCAGTTTTTATAAAAGCGGAATCGTTCTTTCTACCATTTACTCGCCTTTTTAACGCTAATTTTAGGCCCAGCGCCTCGTTTTTTCACCGCATTTGGGTCATATTGTTCCTCCTCTTCGTCGTCCTTAAGGTTCTTGGACAAATCCCAAAATTCCTTCGACCCTAATCTGAAATCGCCGTGGTTATCTGCCTTGTACCAAAATACCTGGTCGTGTAATTTATTTGATTTTGAGTTGTTATTAATAACCAAACACTCGTAATTTTCGGTACATTGATCCATCACCTGACAAAAGCTCTCAAATGTTGGGAACATACCCGCATAATTTTCATAGATTCGTTTTCTGTTTGCGATATAATTCTCTCTAAGAATGAAAACATAATCAATATTTGTTCTCAGTGTGGGTGGAATACCTAGGGGATATTGCATAGTTATCACCAACATCACCTTCCAATGTCTTCCATTCATGAAAAGTAAACGCATTAGTTTATCTCGTGACCATGTATTGTCATAGAGACAATCATCTAAAATAACAAATGCTCTTGGATCAATGTTGCTGCGTTTATACGTCTCCATTTCCTTTTTAATTTGTTTAAGAACTGTTCTCTGTCGTTTTAGAATATTTTCGATGATAGCAGAATTATATTCGTGGTGAACAAACAACTTGGGTACCATTTTTGCGTAAAACCCGTTACCTTCTTCCGTGCCCGAAATTACCGTCCCAATTGGAATATCCTGTTGATAATATAACAAATCTCTAACTAAGAAGGATTTGCCGGTGTCTCTCTTACCGATTAACACAACCACAGGACCCTTATTTTCATTTGGCTTAAAGCTGATATTTTTCATATCAAATTTTTTCAATTCTAATGTCATTTTAATAAATCGATAAAATAAATATATTATGCTAAACGAATTTAACCGAACGATAAATCCTTAACATTTACTCATTTACTAGAAGATGCCTATGTAATAGCCATCTAACGAATAAAAGTGTTTAGCCAGACAATGAGTTAAAAACACATATAATTTATATATTAATTAGCTAAAGTATGTTGATTAATTATCAAAAACGAAAGAACCTAGAACTTTTTAATAGTTTAGCAAAACCCGAATCCCTATTTATGTCGGATATGCAAAATTTTATACCAATTTATACGCGATTTTTCTCGTTGAACGATACGAATTATAACGGCATAAACTTAAACCATGAATGGTATCTTTCAGGAGCGAATAAGTTTGAAAACGACAATAATATATACAAGTGCAAAGTTAAGAACGCAAATAACAATAAACAGAAGGACGTTATGGGTTTTTTTAAAATGGCTCCCTTGTTGGATCCATATAAGTATTTGATAGGCAAATATAATGTCAATGATGAGAATTTGTTTGTATTGCCTCAACTAACATCAAGTGATACAGATTGTAACGCAAAATTTGTAGACCAAAACAATTCAGCATATGTCGACGGATTTTTCACCTTCTTAACAAGTGGATTGAAGCAAAGCCATAAATTTTCACATGGCATCGATTATTACGGATCCTTTTTAGGAATTAAGAATGATTTCACGTTTAATGTATATGACGACATTGATTATTTAAATAATTCCGAATTCTTCAATAAGAACAAAAATGTTCTCTTTAAAATAGACGATTATGACCATTTGATTCAAAATGAAAATCCTGTTTTGAAACCAATCAAAATACATACTACAAGCGCCATGTCGCAATTATCCGCAAAATCTTTCAACAATGAAATATTTGATAACGTATTTG